ATCCAGATTCTTTAACAAAACGAACAACATCACTTTGAGTTGATCCTTGTGCTAATAATTGACGAATGTGAACTGGTCTTGTTGGATCAAACTTATATCCCGCTACTCTGTCAGCCGGTATAACTTCCCCAGTAAAATCAGCGCCAATAGTCATATCAGCTTTAATTTCAAACTTAGCGCTTCTTGAATGTCCTTTTGTGATACCTTCAATTGCACCGTTTTCGATTGCTTCAGATAATGCACCTTTGAAAGTCATTTTCTTGTTAGCGTTGAATTGCTTCTTGTTAGCTACTTCAAACGCATCGAAACGCTCGTTTAATTTGTTGCTCATTTCAGCAACTTCACTTTTTACAATTTCAGATGCTTTCACTTCAATAGTGTTTGCAACGTCATTGTTTGATTTTTCGATTTTTGAATCAATTGAATTAGATATCTGATCTAATTGGTTTTTTAAATTTTCTTCCATTTTTAAGATTTTAAGGAATTTAATAAATATTTTAACACTTCTGAATCACTATGTTTTACCTCAACATTCGGCAAAGTGGTTTCAACAACCGGCTTTGTGAACTCCATAAATAATGATTTTAACTTTAAAACTTCGGCCTCAATAGCAAATCCCATATCATCGGAGATTTTGCCGTTGCGAAGTAATTTTGATAAATTGTCGTAACGCTTGGAAACCTTTTCCAAATCAACGTTTCCTTTAACGTCTAATATTTTAGCTTGGTCATTAGCTGCATAAGTAACCGCGCTAATTTCGTAAAGTTTAACTTCGCTAATTTCGCGGTAATCGCTTTTATTTTGTTTTTGGATTGGTAATATACCAACTGAATTTTCTGTTATAACGCCGCCCTTCATTAATTGAACAACATCAATACCCAATTGCGTTTTAGGGATTTCAGCAACAAAAACAAGTCCTTTGTCATCTTCATATAGTTCAACCATCTTTCCGATTGGTTGATTCATATCGTGTTGATATAAATATTTAACACGTTCACCATTTTCAGCAATTGTTTTTTTATAAGCGCCTTTTGAAATAATATCATTGTCAGAATCTTTGTTTCCAAAATATGATCCATAACCTTTGATTATTCCGGCCTTTTCGTCAGCATCAATTAATTCACCAACTGGCGCCGCTTTGTAAAGAATTGTATTCATAAGAAAAATTTTTGTAAATATACGGATTTTTAAATTTTATTAAAATGTATTCAAGCCACCGGAAGCAACACCGATTCCAATGTCATTAATTTCACCAACTGTTTGCGCACCTTCTTTTGGAAATGGCGCTATACTACAACGGCAATTCACAACCTCGGCAGCCGGGCCGCTAGGATCACCCGGGTACATCATAAAAGAACCGCCAACCATAAACGGATCGTTGTAAGGTACTGGGTCAGATGCGCCCGCTTCGGCGTGTGTGCTTCTTGTTCTGTCATCAAACGATGCAATCCATTCTTTCATCATTTGAGCGCCCGGAAATATAGTTGTCGCTGATTCTAGTGTTGCAAAGTTAGCCGCGGCAGTTGCTTCAGTACGAACTAAACGTTCAGATTGATATCTTGAATAATTACTAAACTGATTGTTTAATATACGGGCCTTTTCAGTATTGCCTAAAGTCATAAATTCAGGATCAGACATTAAACGTTGTGTTATTTTAATTAATGTATCTTTTCCAGTTCCTGAAACTAAAACAACGCGTTGCGCTGCAACCGCTGAACCATAAGCGCCAAAAGAATTAATCCATTGGTCGATAAATGGGTCTGATTCAATGCCTTTGGTAATGTATTTGTCGAAACTTCTTGCATACCATTTAGCAAACTGCAATCCAATATCAACATATAAATCACGATATATTTTTGATAAATCAGTTTCGGAAAATAATAATTGGAAATTTGTTTGGCCTTCAGAAACAAAAGATTCGATACCTTTTTGGTATTCCGTTTTATAGTAGCGTTTAACTTTTGATAATTGCCGGCGCTCGGCTTTGTCAAGTTCATTTTCAAACGCCCTTTGCCATTTTTCCTTGTCTATTGCCAAACTATTCGTTTATTTCGTTTAATTTTTTGTTAACCCAATCTTTCATTGCAGTTCCACCCCAAAGATTCCAAGAAACATATCCGTTATCCTTCCAAGGTGTATCTTTATAACGTTCAGCAATTGTTTGGTTACCTTCGTGACGTGCAAAGAATGATTTAATTCGATTCAACATTTCAATATCTAAAGGCGCTCTGTTAGCCAACATTGATGCCCTTCGCCATCCCGTAGCCGTTCCCGCTTGTACTTCCGAACCATACTTTTCGCGCCATTCAATCATTCGCTTGGCGTTATTAGATGCAGTTTGCGGATAAGTTGAATAAGTATCTGCCTTAGTTATTGGATTTTTTTTTTCGATGTCTTTACTTAAAAACTTATTGACGTCAATGTCAATCGGTTCAATAGGCGCATCAATGTCATTTGGTTTAACCGGAATTAAGTTTGCCGGAATGTAGTAATCGTTTAGCGTTTCATCTTCTTCATCAACACCATAATTCATAACCTCACGTTTTTCGTTTGGAGTTATCCACCACGCCTTAGACAATTGGTCAACTACCTTGTCAGATTCTTCTTGTAGTTCCGGGATAACAGTAAAATCAAACTCAATGCAAAGTTTATCACCATACATTGGCGCCAACCATCTGTTTAGTTCATCTTTTATTTTAATAAGTTCAGGAATAACCGCGTTTTGATATAACGCTTTTTTAGCTTCCTTCATATTGTTGTATGATGCCGAATCGGTATTGTTTAACAATTGAACCGGTACATTATAGATATTACATAAATCTTTTACAGATGCATCGTATTGCTCAATCAATGAAACATCCGTTGCGTTTAATCCAAAGTTAACCCAACTTAATTTTTTAGGTGTTATTATAACATCACCGGCATTGTTAGAACCTTGAAATTGTGTTCTGAATTTATCTTTTAATTGTTGCGCCTGAACTTCATTCAAATCACCTTCTTCAGACATTAATAAACCTCTGGCCGTTTGATTTTGTAGATACTTAACGCCCGTTTGAACGGCTTCATTGTTTGTTGTTAGTGAACGCAAACCGGCTTGTAATGGTGACTGTCCATAAAGATGCGAACCAGTTCCGTCATAGTACGGATTAAAATCTTTTATATGGCAAATATCTTGTGCATCGATTTCATAAGTTCCGTTGTATTGTATTTTATACTTTTGAACGGGTTGCATTATACCGCCTGAAATGATTTCCATTATTTGCGATGGCATTGCATAAAGTTCGGAATATTTACCAACCTTTGGACCGCTTTCAGGCCCTATTCCGTAGATGTAACGATTACCGGTCAATTTTCCGAATGATATTAATTCAGTAATAAATGCGTTATAAGATTGCGCCGGATTTGGTCGATCCAATATTTTATGCAATTCAGTATCGCTTAATTCAATCAATGATCGTTTTTGTAGTAACGCCGCTTTTTGGATTGTTGTGCTATCAAACACGCCGCTTGTTAATGCCTTGTAACGCTTATAATCGTTTTTATTATCAATTTCATACACTTGAAAAGGAATTGTTGTTGCCGCTTTAGTAATTAAGTTTATAAGCGAATAAACTGTTGCGTTTTTTCTATAACCTTCGGTAATAAAAGAATCATCATTTTCAGGATTCCAAACAATTGATTCACCAAGCCAGTTGTAAATGGCTTTGTTATAATTTATGTTTGTTAGTTGTGAACTTTTATTTATTATCGATTTGAATCTATCTAAAAATGAAGCCATATTTTATGAAATGAAAAATTTTCGTAAAAATACGAAATTAAAATTTGTTTTATACAATAAAGAAATTGTTGATTAAATTACGTTCAATTGCATACGATGTAACGTCAATATGTTCATCGTGTTTAGCGTTTGGAAACGTGCTAACTTGTTGAATAAACGCATCATTCCAATTGTCTTGAATTAAGTAAACGCGGCCACCCTCAATAAATGGTGACGATGCGCGCGCTCTCTCTATTTTTGAGTAACGAACAAAGTTTGTTTTTAATTCAGATACATTAAAATTTGTTTCGCGCCTTAATAATTGAACTAATGATTTTCCTGATGCTTTTGGTTCAACTAATATTTGAACAATGTTAACGCCGCACGATTTAACAAACGATGTAATAAACGATTTTAGTTCTGGCATTTCCAAATATTTATCAATGCTTTTAAATATATAAAGATTATCACCGCTTTTACCGCTGACTTGAATACCCGTTGGATCATTCCTAGTGTCTTTTGTATATGCGCCATCAATATACATTTCAAATACAATATCGCTTGGCATTTCAGCGCGTTTAATTATTTGAAACCATTCTTTACGCCATTCGCCACCCTCTGGCGGTGATGGGATTTGTAAATATTGACCGCTAAATGTGTAACGGTCGGCTTGACGGATTGCCTCTAATTCATCAAATGAATGCTTTTCGGGCCACAATGGGTTGTTATTATCATCTAATGCCGGGAGTTTTAAATGATGCCAATCTTCACCAGAGCCACCGCCTATAAGATAACCAGACAAATCGTCCTCGTGTAGGCGCTGCATTATTACAATGATTGGAACGCTTCGATCGTTAACACGCGAACGAATTGTTGTGTTATATCTGTTATTAATAAACGAACGCCTAACATCTGAAAGCGCATCGTCTGGTTTTAGTGGATCATCAATAATAATAGCGCCTCCAGTACCCGCACCAAACCCCGTAATCGCACCACCTGAAGCCGTAGCATATACGCCGCCGCCTTCTTTTGTGTACCACTTTTTTTGACTTTGTGAATCTTTTTTAAGTGTCAAACCCCAAATGCGTTGGAATGCATCGGAGTTAATATATTCTTTTGTCATTGAACTATTATCAAGCGCCAATGAATCTGAATAGGATAAATGTATAAACTTTGATTCGGGCCGCTTTGCTAATGACCACGCAATAAACATTTTAACGGCGATTTCTGTTTTGCCATAACGTGGAGGCACATTAATTATAAGGCGCTTTATTTTACCCTCATTAACCTTTTGCAACGTGTTTGCAAGCGTTTCGTGAAATTTAGCGGCCTCGAACTTATTGCCGGTATTTTCTTTAAAGATGTAGCGCGTAAAGAATAACAAAGAGTTTTCGCACTTTTCTTTAATTATTTGGTTAATACTCATTGTTTAGAATATCGTCTATTTTTTGTTTTGCTTCAGGTGATAATTTTGACGTTGATACTTCGGCGGTCATTTCTACTTCACGCCTTTCAATATACCCGCGTTTCTTACCTTTTGTTTTTAAATAGAATATTGTTGCAGTTGTATTGCCATCTTTTATTTGCTTATGCAATTGTGATTCCGCAAAGTCCAACGTCATATTTTGCAGTTCATCAACGGCATCACGAAATTTAGTATCTCGGTTATAATGTCCGTAAAATGTTGAACGGTTGCAACCGACTATTTTACACGCAGTTGTAACCACTCCAAGTGATTGTTCAAGCGCTTCTAATAAATTGCTTTTTAATATGTTGGTTTTTGTTGCCATAATACAAAGTTAAATAAAATAAACGGATATAAAAAAACCCCTCATTTCTGAAGGGTTAAATTGATAATTCGTCAAGGTTATCTTGTTTGAATTATCTCAACGCGTCCGTTGTTTTTATTTAAAGCTCAACAATGTATTGGTCAACTAACCAATTTTCAAATCTATTTTGTAACATTGAACCAATTAATTCTTCACCTTTGTTGTTGTAAGCTTGAAAGAATCCATTATTATAATTTACATTAATAACGCCTCTTTTTGTGTCACATATAGACATTGAACCATTTTCTTTTGCTATTGTTGTGTCTTCGTTAGCATATTTTTTTAAAGCTTTGTAAATTTCTAAAGTTGTCATAATTTGTTTTGTTTTATTGTTCCCTACAAATATACAACATTATTTTAGTTATAAACAAATAATAAACAAAAAAGTTACGAAAAATTTACGAAAACTATTTACCGCATAATTCGCAAACCTCTTTTGGTTCATCAGTCACCTCTTTAGGTTCATCATCAATTGGCAAATCAAAGACCGGCAGATCAACACCCCAATCAGTTAGTTGTTTAACATCCCATTCATTTGCTAATATATCCCAATCCCATTCACCAAACCCCGAATTATCTTTTATTATGAATCGCCGCTTTTGTTCAGTTGTTAAACCTTTTTGAATGTCAATAGGTACTTCAAACATTCCGGCCGCTTTACACGCTTTTAAACGCATATTACCGCCTAGAACTGTCATTGTTTCATCAACAACAATAGGCCGAATGTCCATCATCCAACCATCTTCTTTGATTGACTTTACAAGTTTTTTAAATTTAGCATCTTTAATTAAACGTGGATTGTTTGGTGTTTCTTTTAATAACTTTATACTAACTAATTTCCGCATTTGGTTTATTTAGTGTACCAAACAAAAGATATAGCAAAGATAAAAAAGTGAAGTTCCAAACAATGTTCAACCTCGTTTTCAACATCTGATTCAATAACAACGTGATCCATTGCAGAATCCCAATAATTAACACCAACACATACACCGTAAATTGGATAAATAACTGTATTAAAATTTAATCTCATAACTCCCAATATTTTTGGTAAAGATACAAATATAAATCCCAACACTTATTTTGCGCCTCTATATTGGTATAATATGAAGGTGACAAGGTAATTTTATCATTGTCATTAATTTCTATTTTTAAACCTCTCTTTGTGGGTTTAACGCCAACCTT